TTGTTTTGTTTTACATGGAGGAAACACCCGAAAACCTCCATGGACTGTACACAACCAACTACAGAGAAGTGTCGACAGTGACAATATTCTCGAATGCAGTATCCCAGAGTGCACGGGGTATCTTCGGCGCAAGAGTGGGAGCGTTGCCTCGCTGCGGACTGCGTTTAGAGTTGACCCTCTGGAAACCGAGGATCCCGTCACACACAGAAGTGTAACACTCTACTAACTGTTCTTCGTTGATATCGTAAACTTTGCGCAAGAACGAGTGGAAGCAGTCCGGGTCAATTGTATTTGCATCAAGAGTAAGGTTCCTGAGTTCCTCTGCAGTATATTTGTACGCACAGGCCTGATTCCTAAAGTCAAGGAATGGCTTGTCCGACATTTGTTCCGCTGTATTGAGCAGGAGTTCTCGTACACTTGCCACGTGTCTGTGTTCATATGCAGCTGAGAGCAACTTCCCAGCCATATACTCTTCATCAGTCACTGCGCGGTTGTTGTTTGCCCGCACAGGCAACTTGGACACGACACGGCCAAATGACGGAACTGGAAACGTCTTTGTAAAGCTCGGGACGAACCGCTTGCGCAAGAACGTCGCCCTCTCCCGGACATCAACTACCTTTCCTTCAGTAGTCATCCCAGAGCCTTTTGCCACCTCCTCGAAAGACGTCTTCAAGTCTTTTCGATCCTCAGAGGTGTACGTGAGTCCATCGTCTCCATATACCAAGGTGGTACTGTTCCGGATGCCAGCTTTCTCAAGCGCAGCGAGCGAGGTGCATGCATTGACATAGCCGTTGCCGGTGGTGGTAGTGACCTCACCGCTCCAACGTTGACCCTTGACTCGCCCCTTAACACCATACCTTGTGAACACTCTCACACTGGTGTTATGAGCAAACTCCCGAACAAACCACTTCGGCGCGCCAAGTTTATAGTAAAACATGGCTTCCCACTTTCTAACACCGGCGGGCTGTGTGCCGTCGTTGTTCTTGAAGTCGTTCTCGAAGACATTGCCCGAAGTATGATGAATAATGTCTGCTATCTCGTCTGCCGTCATCCCAACGCAGTATATGACTTCATTTCCCTTGTTCTTGGGATTACTGCGGTTGAGCTCTTCGGCAATGCGACGAGACAAATAAAACACAACGGATCCCATTACAAGATTGTACATGTCGCCCCCTTGGTAGACGACACGTGGCTGGGAGCCATCATGTTTGACAAGAACCTCCGATTTAGCAAACACGGTCTTGTCCGTGTATCCCGGCAGCGTGAAGTCCATAGAGTCAAGGCAAGCCTGCAACCTCTCCCGCTTTTGACCACTCATCTCATCAAGATAAGCAT